TCGGGCATCTTGGTGAAGTCCGCGACAATCGCGTCGTAGCCGATGCTCATGCCGCCGATTGCGCCGTCGCGCAGAAGCGCCAGAGCGTCCCGCCCGCGCGCCGTGTCGCTGATGACGGCTTTGAAAAACAGGCCGCGCTCGTCTTCGCGCAGTTCGAGCACCCTGCCCAGCGGCTCTGTGGTATCGTGCTGCCACAGGAATTTAATCTTGTTGCCGCGCTCTGCCAGCGTCTTGGCAAACGCGCCTGGGTGAATCACGTCCGCGCCCAGGTCTAGATTGCCAAACACCGCCGCATAACCCTCGACGGTGCGCCCGGCAGCATCCAGCGCGGTGATGTCCAGTCCGAAAGTTTTGTATTCGCGTTCAGTCATACGTTCCTCCGCCAAACGAAAAAGGCGCGTAGCCCTCGCGGGTTACGCGCCTTATTGCGCTTGCTGTTCGTTACTCACATTATAGCACAAGTTTTGTGGTCAATTGCGCTTGGGCCACGCCTCTGGATGCGCCAGGTCGAATTCGTAGTCATTGCCGCGGTAGGGCAGCGTGATAACCTTGCGCTGCACGTCGTACTCGCCAAGGAAGCGCCCTGCAGGGGTCAGCATTTCATACCTGCCCGCCGCTTTGCGCTCAGCCGGACCCACCGGCGGTTGCCACGTCACCACGACGTTCTCGCCGCACTCCGGGCAGTCGGCCATGAAGTGCCGTTGGCGCGAGTTGCGTGGCGCGGGTACGGCAAACACCGCACCGCAGTTCGGGCAGGTAACGGTAGTGGTATCGCTCATGTAAAGCCTCCTCTAGTCTAGAACTGGCAGCACCGTGCATCGGCACTGCGCGGTCTCTCGTAATGGCGCGCCGGGGTCGCCAGGGTACATGATCGGCACGCCGCCAATGATGAACGGCTCGTTAATCCCCACCACCAGTGGCTTATCGCCAAACGCCGCGCCCACCCGGTGGGTATCGCGCGTGCGGCCGTCAGCCGTCGCCCACCACTCCTTGAGTTTTACGCCCCAGTCCTTATAGAGCGCGTTCGCCCCGGCGTTGCTGGCGCGAATCGTCTCGGTGCGGGCAATAACTTCGCCGCGGTAAGGCGGGAGGCGCTGCTCTGCAAAGTAGCGGTCTTGTGGATCGCTGACTGTGCCATAAGCCCACTGGGTGAAGAGCGTGTCGAGTGCTTTTTCCATGTCGGGAATGCTCCAGCCCTCAGCCATCGCGCGGTTGAACATGTCGCTCAGCGTCTGTTCCGTAGTGGCGCTGATTGGGTCAACGAACGTCAACTCGTACTGCTTAAACCACTCTTCGGCGAGCAGGTTGCGCACGTTAAAACTCATGCCGAAAGTGGCGTTTAGTTGCGCGCCTTGCGCCAGAATGGTGGCTTCGAGGGTGGGGATAAGTTCTTTGCGCCAGTTCTCTTTGCCTGCGCCTTGCACCCACGCCAGCGCGTCCAGAAGGACGAATTGCCACACGACGCTCTTGCGCTCCTCGTAGGCCGCGCTCTTGGCAGCGCTGAGGATAGCGAGCAGTTCACGATGATCGCGTTTGAACGCCGACCGCGCCGCCCGTAGTGCGTTGTCTTCAAAGCGGGTCGCAGTCTGGTCAATCGCCTTGCCGACCCGCGCCTTGGATTCCAGCGTCAGGCCCTTCGTGCTACGCGGCGCGGGCAAGGAACGACGCTCGCTCTCTGCAGTGGCGCCAGTCAGTTGCTCTTGGGCTTCCGTGTTGGCCACGGCTGCCGGTTGTAGCATCGCGCCCAGCGGCACGTAGAACAGCGGGCCGCGTGGATCCGCCGGCAAGCCAAGAGCCGCTCTATATTCGTCCGTCGTGGCAGCGCCCGCTGCGTAGGCGGTCGCCAGCATTGCCGCCCGCTCGGCGCGCGCCGATTCCAGTGCACTCGCGCCGCTGAGCTGCCCTTTCGGTCTGCAGGACTTCAGGGAGTCTCATAATTACCGGCAGGAGCTGTTCACCGGCGTTTATATCCAGTTCGGACGATATCTCCCTGAGCTGTTTGTAATAATTTCCGACTGTTGATTTACTGATCAGCGGTATGCTCTCATCTCCAAGGATATCAAGGTAAATTGAGAATTCTATTTTCCCCCGGTCGAGTTTCTGGCTGACCAGGTTCCTTATTTCAGGTTCCTTTTCCCTGTATATCATTGGTAACCTGGTGCTCAGATCAAG